TAATGCGGGTCTGACTGGCGTCAACGCCGAGCTGATCGGTTATCAGCTGAATGCCGTCCGCCGCTTCGATGCGCACGCTTTTGATGTTCTTTATCAGCAGCTGCCCCGTTTCAGGCTCGTACTGGAACCAGCCGCCGTCCTTAAAAACGGTTGTGGTGCCGTCCTCTGAGTAGTCCGGCGGCGGAAACGCTTCGGAATAGATGGCGGGCAGCGCAAAGGCGGTTTCGAGGTTGCCGCCCAGGCTAAGCAGCACAACCTGCTCGCCGATGGAAGGTTGCCACCATGTGCGGGTATTACCGGCGCGCGTGGTGAGCCAGTTAATCCAGTTGGTTTCGAGGTCGCCCGTTTTCACCCGGCACAGCCAGTTCACCGGGTCCACCTCGGACACGGTGCCGGTGCGGATCAGGTTGGTGATAAGGCGCATGATTTCGGTCAGTTTTTCGTTCATGCCCTCAAGATTGCATCCTAAAAGGGAAAAATTAACTCTCACGAGTTGTTTGTTGAATGGCACAAGGAGATAATAAAAAAAAGTTAAATCGCTAAGGCGCATACATGAAATACAGCAAAGAATTTATCAAAGGCACACTAGAAAGCTTTAAAGACTTCAAAGTGGACGACAGGTTGGCACCTAATGAAAAAGCTAACGATAGTTTTTTTGTGGAGTTTGGGAATATAAAATTCTTGGTGGTTATCCCATCAATGGAAGACCAATCTAATAGTAAAAAGGCTTTAACAGCGCCACTTGGCGCGTTAATGGCATTCCCCCTAGATAATTATTGGGGTGAAGGATTAGAGTTAATTGATAAGTATCGAATCTCAAACCAACTGGTTGATGAGAGCGTATCAACTTGCGCTATACGTTATGATGAGAAAAATGACTCTTATTTCATTTCGGCATACTACTATCCAATGATTGAGCAACTCCCAGAGTTTAAAGAACTCCCGGAGGTAATTGAGCGAAAGATTCTGAGGTACGTAATCTTAAGTTTAAGTACTATGTGCCTTGAATATATGGAAAAAACTAAAGAGATGATTTTGTTATGCAAGAATGATAAAGATGATTTTTATAAGAGGGTGTTGAGGGAATTCCATGAAAAATAATTCTGATATGAGGATTTTTCTATGCTCTATGGCGCTAAACATGGTCATCTCCTATTTCATTGGTTACAAATTCAAGGATTTTTTGATTAGCTCTATATCAGCTGCCATATACTATCAATTTATAGTGTTCATCTCTCTCGCTCTACCATTCATTATTAAGTTTTTGGATAGGAAGATTAGGCTTTTCATATTAGATATTAAGATAAAAAAACTTAGAAAGGAAATGAGTGAAAATCAAGAGAGCAATCTCGATAAAAATACAAAGAAGATGTATAACAACTTAATCAGCAGCGATATAAAAACTAGTGAGGCAATAAAGAGTATGCATGATGAGCTTGAAGCGCTAAGAAAATAAGTTGTTTGATTATAAGCTCTAGTATCAATTAAAATCTGAGCATAGCGCTGGTCATCTTAACCAGCGTAATAAACCTTCTCTAACTAAATTTTTTATGTCATCGCTAACACCCAGCAGCGGACGCTCCGCATATTTGACCATCATGCCGCGCCGGTTTACCCGGTCGCGCAGGCCGTAGTGATGCACGCGGGCCAGCTTCTGCACGGCAGGCGCAAAGGCTATTTCGGCATGATCGGCGCTGGCCTGCGCCTTCAAGTACTTTGTGGTTTTGAGCTTCGCAAACATCTTGCGCCGGATGCGGCCCTGCTTCGTGCGGGCCGTGGCGCGCCGGGGTTCCCATGCGGTGCCGTCCGGGGCGCGCTGCGCCGTGATGTTCGCCTGCTGAATGCGGCGCACGTCGCGGGCGACCTCACGCAGCATTTTTGCTCTTGCCGCCGGTTCAAGCTGTGCCAGCAACGCAGCCAACCAGGCATCTACCTCATGCAGTTCAGCCATGGCGCGCCGTCCAGAATTCCTCCGGCTCGTCCGGCTCCGGCACGGCCTCAATCGACATTTTTCCGTCCACTTCTTGCGCCAGCACCCGCTCGGTCAGCTTCAGGTTCATGCTGATGTCACAGCGGTCATTGCCGAGAATATCAGCCTCAAACGTAAAGAGCTTTTCCCGCTCGCCGGGGTTCTGCAGGGCGTCGGGCTGATTTTCCCGCAGCCAGAACATCACCGGGGCCATCAGCAGGTTCTGGTCGCCGGTAAAGTCAGTAATCACCACGTTCAGGGTGTAGCGGTATTCCCATGAGATCGACGCGGCGGACGTGGCGACCAGCGCGCCGTTATCCACGAACAGGTGCAGCCGGTCGGGGTTGTCCGCCACGTAGGGCACCCCTTTATTCAGGGCGTTTCGCAAGGACTGCGGCTTGTTCATCGTCTTTTTCCTGACAGCTGATAATGGTATCGACTTTATCTGCGCACGCCGCCCAGGCGGCCTCGGTTTCATCGAGCAGGGCGTTAAGGTCGCCGTTACTGCGCGGCGCGGCCGGGTCCAGCTGGCAGCGGGTGATTTTGGGACAGCCACTCACGGTAAGACTCACCTCCGGCGAGGGCCGGTCGCTGGCGCAGCCGGACAACAGGATCAGGCAGAAGGGAATCAGCCCAGCGGCGCAGGTCTTCATTTTCACGTTTAAGCTCCTCTATGGTGCGTTGCCGGTCGCGCAGCAGCCTGCCGTTTTTCTCGGCGGCGGCATAAAGCTGCGTCTGCGCCTGGCTGTTCGTCTGCATCAGGATATTCAGGGCAATCAGCTGGCCGTTCTTCTGCGACAGCTTTTTGCCCTGGTCTGCAATAGCCGCCTGCTGCGTGCTGATGGTGTGACCGGCATTGATAAGTCGCCACGACTGCAGGGTGAATGCTGCTACGACGACAATCAGAAGCCCCCATAGAAAACGCATCATGCACCCGTCCCCTTAAGGCACCATGCCAGTTCGCGCTGGCGCCGGTTATCCAGCCCCTGATCAAATACACCTTTCACGTACACCCAGCGCGGCAGCTGATAACACGCCTCATGCCATCGGCCATGTTTCAGCAGCGTAACCATCGTCGATCCGCAGGCGTTGCCGGTGCCGACGTTGAACGCCAGCGACACCAGAGCGTCATAAACCTGCTGCGGCATTGTTACCGCCACGCAGCGCCCCAGTGCCGCCTCGACGCGTAACACGTTAGTGATGAAATTGCCTGCCGCCTGCCGCTCGGTGATGTTTTTCCCCGGCACCACGCCGCGCGTGTTGCCTATCCCGTCGGTCCAGACTCCGGCGCTGCACTGGTAAGGCTGCAGGCGGCAGCCCTCATAATCCGCAATGAGCTTCAGCCCCTCGACGGAGGTATGCAGCTGCTGAAAGCCGGGCAGCGTGGCGGCAATAGCCAGCACCACGCCCACGGCGCAGCGCTTAACGGTTTGCAGATTCATACTCCTCCCGCGTGATGCGCCCGCTTGCCAGCAGCAGATAGGTTTTGCGCTTGTAGTACCAGCTGATCACCGCCATCAGAATGCCGATAAGCAGGCCAGCCACGGTTGAAATGTCCTTCAGCGACATGTCGCCCAGCCACGCCATGCCTACTGCGATAAACCAGACGATCCCGGCGCGAATGCGTTCCCACATAGTTCAGTCCCAAAGCTGGACGGCCTGCACGGTCGCCGTCGTTGTCACGTCCGGCAGCTCCACTTCCAGCCCGTGCGGCAGGATGGGGCCGTACTCAGACAACCCCGGATTCGCCTGAATGACCTGCTCGGTCATGCCCTGCGTGCGCCCGTAATGACGCCAGCAGATCGCGTCTACCGTGTCGTACTGCTGCGCACGCACTTTCATCAGATAAGCTCCACGGTGCTGTGCGGCAGGTTCTGCACGCGGCTGATAGCCCAGCGCGCATCACGCCACAGGTCGCCTGTGGTATCGGCCAGCTCCTCGCCGCGCTTCGCCGCGGCTGCGGTGGCATCAAAATCCTGATAGCGCTCGTTGAGTACCGCACGGGTCCAGCACCACACTGCGTTAAAGTAGTGATGCAGGCGCACGCTCTCACCAGCCAGTTTCTCCGCCGGAACATCGGCCAGGGTGTTATGACCGGCCAGCTCCTGCCGCTCGCGCCATGAATAAAGCTCGGTATTGACCTCCGCCATCGCGGTGAGCACCACCTGCTTTAAGCGCTCCGGCGTCACGGTGCCGTCAACGCGCATCGCGCTGCGAAACTTCGCCAGATCGACGTCCGGCCAGAACGAGTTATTGGGGATAATTTCCGGCATTCCCGTCGCCTTTTGCGGCGCTACGAATTCCATAGCTTTGTTACTCCTGAAAAGGTTGGGCGGTGGACGGAGTTTTGATAAGGCTCAGCCTGTCGCCACCCCGTGCCGCCCCGCGCGTGGGCACGTCCGGTTATCAGCTGGCGTTGCGGATTTTCCGCTCCAGCTGCTCAATTTCTTTTTTCACGCCGCAGCGCTCGTCGAGCTGCAGCGCCTGTTTAAGATGTTTCAGTGCTTCGTCTGGCTGGCTGCCGGTAAGTACGTAGCCGATAGACTTGTGCAGGCGGGCGCGCGACTGATCCGGCATATCCAGCCCGTCGGTTGCCGCCAGCGTCTGCAGCAGCAGGGCCGGATCAAAATCGCTCTCTGCCAGCAGAGCGTTTTTTGCGGCGTCCGCCATCTCTTCGGCCAGCAGGGTCTGCACGTTGCGGTTAAAACCCTGCGGCATGGACCAGTCGTGTTTGAGGGCATGGCGGCCAACGGCCAGCGCTCCGGCATAATCCCCGGCGTCAATGCGCCACAGCATCACGTACATCAGCACGTCATCCTGCTGCGCGCCGTCGGCGGCCAGCACGCCGTCTACCCAAGCGGCATATTTCGGCAGCACTTCTACTTTGATTTCGGCTTTTTTGACGTTGGACTGAATGCCCTTGAGGCGGCGGCGGTCTTCACCCAGCTGCATCAGCATCAGTTCGTAGCCGTTCGCGTGCCGGACAGAGCCGCCCGAGAGGGCGGCCTGCTCAGCCTGAACGCGCAGGCGGTGCTGCCGTGCGGGACTCAGGCTCATCCGTTACGCTCCCGTATCTGCAGCAGCAGGCGCAGAAAAGTCACCGATTTCAATGTTTTCAACCAGCGCGGCACAGCGGTAATCCTCCACCACATACGCCTCATTGACCGATTCGTAGTTCTCGATGCGGTCGCGTTTCGGGTTGTCGATAACCGAGCGGCGGCGGGTGTCCTCCTGCCAGTACACGGACAGGTTATCCAGACGAGTTACCAGCACGGCTTTCGGCGGGAAGAAAGGCGCGCGCACCGCCTGCAGGCCCCCCATGCGTTTCTGGCTGATGATGAGATCGGCGGCCAGCTTTTCGGTGTTCGCCTGCTCACTGTTTACCAGCGGGAAATACTTGTCGGACAGCAGCTCACGCCCGCATACCACAACCAGATCGGGGTCATCCTGGAAAATCGGATCGATAAGCTCGTTAACCGCATCCATCACCAGCGCGTCAAGGTTGGCGTAGTCGCCACCCTTGCCGACCTTCACCGATCTGGCAGTAGTTACGCCGTCTGTGGTGCTGCTGCCCATCACGTTGTCCGGGGCGTCTTCACGCAGCTTCTGCAGCCAACCCTTGTTGACGTCCTGCAGCATAGGATTTGCTGCACGGTCTGAGGTTTTGGCGCGCTTCACGCCGTTAAAGCCAATGGTGATGCGGTCCAGTGCCTGACGTTTCACAATTGCGTCACGGATACGGGTCTGGAAGTCCTGAAACTTCGCCCACATGTCGAGCTTCGCGTAGGTGATCGCGGTGTCAAAATTGGTCTGCTCGCATTTGTACTCAACGCCGCTCATTTCGGTCGGGTCGATTGGTTCACGGTCCTTTGCAGAGGTATCCGTAGTGCCCGCGATTGAGCCGCCGATACCAAGGCCCAGCAGCTGGCCTGACTGTTCGCTGACGCCCACCACGTTGACCAGTGTCAGAAACGCGGCGGACTGCTGAATGGTGTCTTCCAGCGTCTGCGCTACTGAAGGCTCAACGTTAAATTTGCTGGACAGCTCCTCGACCGGCACGCCGTTCAGGGTTGCAAGCTGCGTCAGGTAAGCGTTAAACGCAAAACGGGTATTCTTTTTCATGGGGATGCTGCTCCTTTAGCAGTTTGTCAGTTGTGCCGCTGGCGTATTGCCACCGGGCGCGCGCTGGCGATAGTCGGCGCGGCTGTCTGCGCGCTCCAGCTGCTCTTTGAGTTCGGTAAAGGCTTCCTTCTGCGCCGACAGGTCATCCAGCTGCGACTGCAGGCTGCTTTCCAGCTGGCTCAGGCGCTCGGCCTGTTCGCCCAGCGCCCTGTCGGTGCGGGTGCCATAGTTCTGCTGCTCGCTGGCAATCAGCTCTACCGCCTGATGCACGTCGCTGAAACGGTCATCGTCGGTCTGCTTCTGCTTTGCGAACATGGCTTTGATGCGGGTAAACAGGGCGGGCTTTTCTTCCGGCGCCTCTTCCAGCTCGATCACGGTTTCGGTGGCGGCGGTAAACAGGTTGTCCGGGTGCTGCTTGCGGTTTGCCAGCGGGTTCTTTTCCGCCGACGCGCTGAACGCCAGCATTTCGGTGCCGAGGCTCGCCGGATCGTCAGTGACAGCCAGGCCAATAAGATAGGGCGCATCGGTGTCGGCAAACTTCAGGCTGATTTCCATGGAGGTAAACAGCTTCTGCATTTTGCCGGTCATGTCGATCAGGTCATCAGAAGGGGTAATCGTGGCGAACAGGCCCAGCTTGCCCTTCAGCATTCCGTCCTGGATTTCTTCAGTGTCCAGCGCATCCACGACGCCGAAACGACGGAAAGGGCTGTCAGGCGTATAGCCTTTGATATGCTCCATGTTGATGACGGCGGTATACACAGCCGGGTCGTAATTTGCCGCCATCTGCTCAAGCCAGCTGCGCTCGATATTGCGCCCGTCCGTTGTGGCACCTTCCACTCCGATACGAAAACGCTTCGCTTTCTTTGCCATTGTTCAGGCTCCGGTTAGAAAAACTCTGTGAGGCCTTATGTTTGCGGCGGGAGGGGGGTTGAAACAACGCGGGACCATTGTGCGGAAAACCACACAATGAGGGGCGGCAGAAAAGGAACCGTCAGGGCCGTATTTTGGGGCCATGACAACGACACTCGCCCCCGAAGACCTCGATCCCCGCAGGCAGGCCATGCTCCTGTACTTTCAGGGATACCGTATCGCCCGCATTGCTGAAATGCTGGGAGAGAAACCTGCAACCGTCCACAGCTGGAAAAAGCGCGACAAGTGGGGCGACTACGGCCCGCTTGACCAGATGCAGCTCACCACCGCCGCGCGCTACTGCCAGCTGATCATGAAGGAGACAAAAGAAGGCCGGGACTTCAAGGAGATTGACCTGCTGGCGCGCCAGTCCGAACGCCACGCCCGCATCGGCAAGTTCAGTAACGGCGGGAATGAAGCTGACCTGAACCCGAAGGTGGCGAACCGCAACAGTGGGCCGCGTAAACCGCCAGAAAAGAACGTATTCACCGACGAACAGATCGAGAAGCTGCAGGAAGTTTTCCACGGCTCGATGTTCGGCTATCAGCGCCAGTGGTGGGAAGCAGGCAATAAATACTCCGTTCGCAATCTGCTCAAATCCCGCCAGATTGGCGCAACATATTTCTTTGCCCGCGAGGCACTCGTAGATGCGCTGACCACCGGGCGAAACCAGATTTTCCTTTCGGCCAGTAAGGCGCAGGCGCACGTCTTCAAGCAGTACATTATTGAGTTTGCCCGCGAAGTGGACGTAGACCTGAAAGGCGACCCGATGACGCTCAGCAACGGCGCGTGCCTGTACTTTCTCGGCACCAACGCCCGCACCGCGCAGAGCTATCACGGCAATCTGTACCTTGATGAATATTTCTGGATCCCGAAATTCCAGGAGCTTCAGAAAGTCGCTTCAGGCATGGCGCTACACAAGAAATGGCGCGAAACCTATTTTTCCACGCCGTCGAGCCTGACGCACAGCGCCTATCCGTTCTGGTCTGGCGCGCAGTTCAACAAGGGACGGGCAAAGACTGACAAGGTTGATATTGATATCAGTCATTCGTCGCTGGCAGCAGGCCGTCTTTGTGAAGATGGCCAGTTCCGCCAGATCGTTACAGTAGAGGATGCCGTGCGCGGCGGCTGCGACCTGTTCGACCTGGAACAGCTCCGACAGCGTTACAGCCCGGAGGATTATCAGAACCTCCTGATGTGCATTTTCATGGACGATTTGGCGTCCGTATTCCAGCTGGCAATGATGCAGAAATGTATGGTTGACAGCTGGGAGGTCTGGGATGACTTCGAAGCGCTGGCACTGCGTCCGTTTGGTCGTGGCGAAGTCTGGATCGGCTATGACCCGGCGAAAGGCACACAAAACGGCGACAGCGCCGGGTGCGTCGTTATCGCCCCACCTGTCGTATCGGGCGGTAAGTTCCGCATTCTGGAGCGCCATCAATGGCGCGGGATGGACTTCCGCGCGCAGGCCGAGTCCATTAAAAAGCTGACGCAGCAGTATAACGTCACCTATATCGGCATTGACTCTACCGGCGTCGGTCTCGGCGTTTATGAAAACGTGAAAGCATTTTTCCCAGCGGTAAAAGAGTTTGTCTATAACCCGCAGGTTAAAAACGCCCTGGTGCTGAAGGCATACGACACTATTGCGACCGGTCGCCTGGAGTTTGACGCCAGCCACCTCGACATCGCGCAGTCATTCATGGCAATCCGCAAGACCACAACGGCCAGCGGCAACCGCCCGACCTACGAAGCCAGTCGCAGCGAAGAGGCAAGCCACGCCGATCTCGCCTGGGCGACGATGCACGCGCTGGCAAACGAACCGCTGCAAGGCGAAGCCGCCCACAGCCGCAACATTATGGAGATTTACTGATGAGCAAACGCAGGAACCGCACGCGCACCCAACCTGTGCAGCAACAGATGACCGGCGGCGCGGCGGCAGAGGCTTTCACCTTCGGCGACCCGGTTCCGGTACTGGACCGCCGCGAATTGCTGGACTACGTGGAGTGTGTCATTAACGATCGCTGGTATGAACCGCCAGTGAGTTTTGACGGGCTGGCGCGCACGTTTCGCGCCGCCGTGCATCACAGCTCACCGCTCAACGTAAAGCGCAACATCCTGACCAGCTCGTTTATCCCGCATCCGCTGCTGAGCCAGCAGGCCTTCAGCCGATTTGTGCAGGACTATCTGGTATTCGGCAATACATATCTGGAAAAGCGCACCAACCGCCTCGGCGGGGTAATTGGACTGGAGCCAGCTCTGGCAAAATTTACGCGGCGCGGCGTCGATCTCGACACCTACTGGTTTGTGCAGTACGGCCTGAGTACGCAGCCTTATCAGTTCACGCCGGGTAACGTCTTCCATCTGATGGAGCCGGATTTGAATCAGGAAGTTTACGGCCTGCCGGAATATCTTTCGGCCATCCCGTCTACGCTGTTGAACGAGTCGGCGACCCTGTTCCGCCGCAAGTATTACCTCAACGGCAGCCATGCGGGTTATATCATGTACGTTACGGACCCGTCTCAAAATCAGGAGGATGTGGACGCTATGCGCCAGGCAATGAAAAGCGCGAAAGGCCCTGGCAACTTCCGCAACCTCTTCATGTACTCGCCGAGCGGGAAAAAGGACGGCATTCAGATCATCCCGCTGTCAGAGGTCGCAGCTAAGGATGAGTTTCTGAACATCAAGAACGTAAGCCGCGATGACATGCTGGCCGCGCATCGGGTGCCGCCGCAGATGATGGGCATTATCCCAAACAACACTGGCGGGTTCGGTGACGTGGAAAAAGCCAGCCGAGTGTTTGTTCGTAATGAGCTAATTCCTCTGCAAAAAAGGCTGGAAGAGTTGAATGAATGGGTAGGTGAGGAGGTTATAAAATTTCAACCGTATAAGTTAGACTTTTGAAACCTAGGCGCATTAATTTTACACGCCAAGGTTAAGTAAATTTAATTATTATAGAAACTCTGATTGATAAGATTCATCAATCAGAGCTTTTATTATCTTCGCTCTTTTCGAAATTAAAACGCTAGTGCGGGTCCTTTGCGATTTAGAGTATTCACCAACTTTTTCAATATTGGCCGTAGCATCTTTGAATAAATCGGCGATTAATGGTTTATAATCACTTTGAATATTAATGCGCTGTTTAAGATGATTTAGCCAGCGCTCAGTTTCCGCAAGTAATGCAGTTACCTCGTTTTGAAAAGACATAGCATCAATAGCCTTATCATCACCGGGTAGCCAAAATTTCCTTGAAGAAGACTCTATTTCCTTTAAGTTATCGGAAACATTTTTGACAATAGACCATGTTTCGCTTCTTCTCTGTAGCGCTCGAGAGTTTTTATAAACGAAAATCCAGCCTATCAGCGCAGTAATAATTGCCAGTAAGCCAGACTCCGCCAAATACTTCAAAAACTTCAAAATGCTATCCATGTCATTTCTCCTTTTTTGAGTCCTCGATGATCCCGATGAAGGCCTGCCCGACCAGGTACTCAACGATACCGACGTCTTGCTCTGGTGGGGCCATATGGCACATGAGGAC